GCATACCCAACCACCGACGTAGCTATCAAAAGAATGCAAGAGTTCAATACCCAAGAAGTGGAGCAGCGACTGACTGATACCACCATCCTCCCAAACCCCTATTCACCAGAAACACAAACCCCCACTACTTCCACAATGGAAAACAATGTCACGCCCGCATACATCCAGAGCTTGGGCGACTCTGAAGCAAGCGTTTCCAAGCGTTTCTCGTTTGGAAAAGCCATCAAAGAAGCTGCTGAAGGCCGCCTTACCGGTCTCGAGGCAGAGATGAACCAAGAGGCTCGTCGCGAGTTCACGAATGCTAAGGTGAACGTGGCTGGCGGTATCTCTATCCCGTCTATGGTTCTTCGTAACCACACCGATCCAATGTCAGTAGTGGCGACATCTAATGGCGTTAACCATCAATGGGGCGGCACCGTTGGCACCATTGACGCTGGCTTGATCCCGTATATGTCTCCCCGCGATATTGCTTCGCAGATGGGCGTTCGGAACCTCACCGGCCTGAGCGGTAACGTGGTATTCCAAGTGGCCAAGCCCGATGTTAAACTCGCTGCCGAAAGCCCAGCCGAAGGTGTTGCTACCACTCAGGACGCTATTGAATTTGCGGCTAAGACGCTGGCCCCAACCCGCTACAGCGCATACGTTCGTGCTACCGAGCAGCTCCTCGCTCAAAGCGCAGACGACATGGGCGCGTTCATCGCAGCTGAGATCCGTAAGGCAGTGGACAAGAAGTTCAACGCTGACATCATCGCTGCCATCAAGACTGGCGCTCAAACTAACGGCACAGCAAGTGCTCTCGAAGCCTACAACGCATCCAGCAAGAACCCAATTACTCTTGAGTCGGAGTTGCTTGGCCGTGACGTGGACTTGAACATGGTGAAAGTTCTCTGCGCCCCGGATGCATACCGCGCAGCACGTACGCTGAGCTTGGACGCTGGTAGCGGATTTCTGTTCGCATCAAGCCCGCTCGAGCGCCGCAACGTGTTGGGCTATGAGACCGTGATCTCTTCGCAGGTTACCGCAGGTGACTTCTATATGTTCGACTACACACAGCTCGTCACGGGCGAGTGGGGTGGTCTGAACTTGATCATCGACCCGTACAGCGACGCGCACAAAGGTGTCGTTCGGATTTTGGCCAACGTCTACAAGGACGTAACGACGCTGCAAGACGAGTGCTACGACGGCCTCTCAGCTATGCCTGCCTAATTTACCCGACAAGACGTGACTTAGGAACGAGAGGGGGGGAGCAATCCTCCCCTCTTATTTTATAAATTAGTACAATGAAATACGAAATAGTATCACAGTCGATACAACCTTTCGAGTTCCTCCCGGAAAGCATTGTAATGAAGCATTTGAGGCTGTTCGACAATGGCGAATCAGACATCATTCAGTACTACATGAAGTCTGCCATTTCCTTTGTGGAATCAAGGCTCAATGTGGTATTCAGGTCAAACTCTACGCCAACTGTTGTAAAACTTGCAACAAATGAGACTAAGATCAAGCTTCGCGGGCTGGTGATGTTTAATGAGCTGATAGATGCCAAGTATTACAACGATGAGGATGAGTATTACGACTTGGCGGGAGATCAGTTCGTGTTCACTAGCTTCACGCATCCATACCTAATCTCGGTAGAAGAGAAGCCCTCTGACCTGAAGGAACACACCGACTCCACATACATCTTCCAACTGAGAGGAGGTATGCTGCCGTCTCAGGCTCCACTTCAGGTACTCGAAGCGATACTTCTACTTGTTGGGCACTACTACAACCAGCGTGAGGCAGAGCATATCGGCGGCATCACAAGCACCGTGAAGGAGGGTGTAGACAGATTGTTAATCTCAGCCAAAAAGTACTGACATGGCGGCCATTATGGGAGCGGGGGACATGGATGTCCGAGTAAAATTCTACAAGAATAATCCCGTAGTTGATGAGTTCGGGGCCAGCAGCCTAGAGACTGCGTTATACCTGTCCATATATTGCCACGTAAAATATATCGGCACCCCATCAGCGGGCGCTTCCGAGGAATTCATCAACGACCAGAAGACCGGTAAGGTAAAGGTTGAGATTACCACCAGGTTTGCTAGCGGCATTGACTTCGACGACATATTTGAGCTAGAGGAGGCCACTTTCAATGTGTACTCAATACACATCATAGGAAGAAGACAGGCGCTAGTAATCAGAGGGGAATCTAGAGACGACCAAAGCGATGTCCCTGGTAGAAGGTCTAAAACATTGTTGGCTCCGGGCCAGCCTAGCGTTTGGTTTGACGATATGCATTTCCCTGCCGCAGAGGAGATGGTTGGAGACGAGCTTGTTGAGATGCTGCTACTTGAAAGCCAAGAGCAATACTTTGACGAGCTGAAGCCACCCGTGATCAGCGCGGTGAAGATGTACGTCGATGACCAGTTCCAGCAGAACCTAGTTTTAACTGGGACGGAGTACACGCATGGAGGATCGGTTATAGGATATAGGATTATACCACTGCCACCTGAAGAACCCGCCGATCCCCCCGTTGACCCTCCCGAGGAGGTTCCGCCATCGGTTCCCACCCTTTATTACAGCAACCCAATAGTCGGTGCTGAAAAGAACACTCTAGTTTGTACAGTTAAAGTATGGGATGGTTATGAATACAAATCATACGAGTACCGACAGGACGTCACCGTACAGGCGTTTATAAGAGCATCGCTATTCGAGGAGACGGTTCTGGGTGAGGGTGAAGAAGCCCAGAGCTTCATGCTCAATGATGACGGCGCCAACTGGAGGATATTCTACAGCAACTCAGCTGCTGAGGTTGGCAAGATGAGGATTATGAAGGGGCAGCCATGGAAGTTCTGGCTTCAAGACCCTCTAGTTTACACCAACAAAAAGGGTGGCCTGAAATACAGGATGCAGAGAACTACTTCTCGTATTCGTTCATACAATGGATCAGGCGCAGAAAACATCTACGACGTCAACTGGACGGCAGCAGGTGTGCACGTAAACAGCAATGCTAGCCAACAGGCGCCACACTATGGATGGTTTGACTACCTGTACATACCCAACCCCCCATACCCTACAGGTATACCCAATGGAGACGTCAGGCTGGACTTTGTATTTGTAGACATCTATATCGGTGATGATCTAGAAAGCGTGAAGTTCGGATGGCCCACTCTAGAAATGGGGGTGGTTTCGTTTAAGTTCACCGCAGACATCATAAGACCACCATTGTAATATGGCTGACAGGATAATCATAGACTCTACAGAGCTTATGTCGGCTCTCAAGAAGCTCAATAAGAAGCTTACCAAAGGCGACCAGAAAGAGGTCAGGGCTCTTATGAAGAGAGCTGTTCGCCCTTGGAAGGGGGCGGTGCACCGATCCATCTACAAGGTCGCTGAGAGAAAGACGGGAAAGCTCAGCAGGGCGATGGGAATCGGCAGCTTTGTTTCGTACAGAAAGGGAATTATAGGGGCCAAGGTTCGACCTATAGGACTGAGACAAAACAGGCAGGGAGCTGGATGGAGGATTCACTTCTTCGCCTCTCCAGCCAAGCAGATGGACGCCTCAAAGAGGTTCCCATTTCAGGAAAAATACCAAGCTCAAACCTCAAATGTGCTTAATAGGTTTATGCAAGACTATACTATATTTGTAAAAAACACCATTAAAGGAATTTCAAATGCCTAACACAGTAATTGCGTCAAATAGCGTAGGGGTCTACGTTCTTGACACGCCCCAAACATCGCCGATCCTTACCCTGACCGGCACGTCGGTGACTACTACAAACGCTCCGGCTGGTAGCACGGTAGGTCAGTATTACTTTGTAAAGACTTCTGCTGGAGCTTACCTCGGGATTGGTAAGGTGGCTACCGCAGGCTCTCCCCTGACGAACGCAGCAGCCGACCTCACCTTGGTTGGTGCAGCCACCTCTACCTCAATCGAGGCATCGTCCACCATCTCTGAGGTTGCAGCACGTACGGGCATCGGCACTTCGCAGATGTTTATCTCTTCTGGAGCGTCCACCTGGTCGTCCTCTATCGATGGATTGATTTACGTCGATGATGCTACCTACGAAGGAACCCCCATCACTGCTATCGATGCAGCTGTAGGCAAGTTCTTTGTTATCCTCCAGTTCACGATTGCCACCAACGAAGGCTATGTGGGTCAGGGCTTGATTGAGACCGCATCGATCACTGCTGCGGTGGACGACATCTCTACCTACTCTGTTTCGATCAAGGGCTACGGGGATCTTATCAAGCTGTAATGAATAAATTCAGAGGAGAGTTTAAGGTTAAGATTGGCGGTGCGGAAATTCCGGCCGCCTTCACCAACTCCGTGCTCTATATGCTTGAAGAGCACGAGGGGATTAAGATTG